CTCACTCTACGGTGGTAATAAGGTTGGTTCCGAAATCACCGGTGGTGTCAACTTGGATGAATACGGCGTCGGTCTCGCTGGTGGTGCGTATAACCTTAACAACGGTTATTCCTCCCCGACGGGTTCCGATACCGGAGACAACCTCACGTTGAGCGCTACCCAGGTGGCTTGGTCCTCATGGGGTCACAGTACTGGTTCGGCCGTCATGAAGGGTGCTCGTTATGACGCAGACTTTGTTTCTGGTTCAACCGATGTGGTACTCGTCTCCGTTCTTCTGAGCGGACTCGATCAGGTTCTCAAGGACGGCCCTGAATCCTTCAGTGTGTCGTCGTCGTTAGGTAACGGCGTTCTTAAAAATGGCCAGGGTACTGGCCGAGCACGCCTGATTCGTCGCCTTACCCGCGTAAGCGGTACTTCGCCCCCGTACACCCGTCTCTTGACGGTCTGGACCGGCGTAGGTGTCGATGGTGCTAGCAACGATGGTGGCACCGCCGGCGGACTTGCCGACGCGGTAAAATTCGCGCTCACCTCATCCAACACGACTATCTCATGGGCACAAACGGATGATATCACCAAGGCTGAGGCTGTTGGTGCTGTTGTCGGTCAAGCCGAATGGGGACTTGAAAACGAGGTGAATATTCCCGAGATCGATATCAAAGTCGATTCTGTGGCTATCACCGCAGTCACCAAGAAGCTGAAGGCTAAGTGGACACCGGAGTTAGGGCAAGATCTTAACGCCTACCACAACCTCGATGCCGAGGTTGAGTTGACAAGCATTCTCTCTGAGCAAATCGCTCTTGAGATTGACCGTGAGATTCTCGCGGATCTTGTTAACGGTAGTACGGCTGCGAACTTCTACTGGGCTCGTTCTCCTGGTCTCTTCGTGAACCGCGAGACAGGCGCTGAAATCGGCGCGGCTTCCGCTGCACCCGACTTCACCGGTAATGTCAGTGAATGGTATGAGACTCTTGTCGAGACCATTAACGACGTGTCTGCACAAATCCATCGTAAGACTCTGCGTGGTGGCGCTAACTTCATCGTGTGTTCACCTGAAGTTGCAAACATCCTTGAGTTCACCGCTGGGTTCCGTGCTTCCGTCACTTCTGACGATGAACGCGGCTCCATTGGAGCAGTCAAGGTTGGCTCGCTAACCAAGAAGTTCGATGTTTACGTGGATCCTTACTTCCTTCGTAACGTCGTTCTCGTCGGTCGTCGTGGATCTTCTTTCCTTGAAAGCGGATATGTATACGCACCTTACGTGCCACTGCAAACCACGCCTACCATCTTTGGACCGGAAGACTTCGTGCCCCGCAAGGGAGTCATGACTCGTTACGCCAAGAAGATGGTCCGTCCTGATATGTATGGTCTTGTGATCATCCGTGGATTGATGGGTGAAGCCGGCGCTACTTCCTAATACACACTTAATTGATACATATTAGGTAAAAAGCACGCTAAACGTGACACAGAAAGCCCTCGCCTTGAAAAAGGCGGGGGTCTTCTTTATGGGGGGAACTAATTACAAGCGAGGTGAGACGGGGGTCTTGCCTCATTCCAAGTTATCGGGTAGACTTTGATCTACCCCCTAGTATCGCTGCAATAAGTCGATACAGGGACATGATTACAAAAGGAGGGTTTTTAACTATGGGAACAAAAAGAGTAGGTTGGGCTAGAGTCCAAGCCTTGATTAACGAAAATCAAAATCAAATTAAGATCCGAAACGATCAAATTAAAGCCGTTAGCGCTGCTATCACTTTAACCGCGGACGATTCCGGGGCCACGATTTATTGGACACACAGTGCGTCGAATCACGACATTACACTTCCGGCAGCTACAGTTGGCTTGAACTTCAAGTTTGTCATTGCTGAAGGGTATGCTTCTAATCACCACATTACTTGTGCTGGTTCAGACGAGGTTTTTGGGAAAGTGACTGTTACATCTACCACGGCAAATAAAACTGACACACAAACCGAGGACAAAGACACGAACAATTTTACTGAACTAAGACTTCACAAATCCGGCGCCACCCTAGGCGGCGGCTCGGGCGATGTCATTGATATGGTATGCGTTGAAGACGGTTATTGGCTCGTCAGTGCAGTGCTTCACACTACCAGTGCTGCTCCGGATGGCACGGTGACGATGCAAGCTTGATCACATAGACTACTTTTAGAAAAATATAAAACTTTATATTTCCCCCCTTCCTTTTTAGATTGGGGGGTTTTTCTTTTGAAGCAAAAACCTCAAAAAGGGTGATCCCACCAAAATTTTCCCCCTTAATTTTTTGAGATTTTCGATTTTCTAGGTTTTTTGACTATATACTACAGAAGGAGACCCTCCATGAATCCTCGCAGACGACTTTGGTGGAAGAACAAGGCCCGCGCAGCGAATGCCGGTATAGCGGCCGCTGGAATCCCCCACAGTGAAGAAGAAACATTAGAAGATGTTGTTAAAGAGGTCAAAAAGACAGTTGCGGCTAAAACCCCCCAAGCAAAAACAACCGTCACGACCAAGAAGACCAAGAAGACCATTACAGCATCTAAAAAAGTAAAAACCCAAAAAACCCAATAATAAATAAAAAGTACTCAAAAAGACCCCCGGCTTGACTGGGGGTTTTGTATGGTGATGCACTAATTACAGCAGGAGAACCATTAGATGCCAACCAATTTAAGTCCGAAGTCTCAAACTAGCGCAGTAATTTTAACCTCAACCGGTTCCGCTGCTAAAGTTTCAGGTTCTGTTCCATTTGGAATGTATACAGGATCCGCGGACTTTTTAAGTGGTGCGGCCCTGCAAGTTGCGTACGTATATAAAAAACTTGGTGGAGATGTGGTTGACATTGAGTTAACCCCCGCCAATGTGTACGCAGCGTACGAAGAAGCCGTTTTAGAGTACTCCTACATAATCAACCTCCACCAGAGCAAAAACATGCTCTCAGACGCCCTGGGGAACGCTACAGGCACGTTTGATCAATATGGAAATCTGAAATCAAGCTCCTTTTCCTCTAGTTTGGGTTCTTCCCGCATAGAGTTAAAGTATCCGCGTTTCCAATTTTCATATTCAAAGAAAGTTGGAGATGGCCTTGCCTCCGCCGACGGCTTTGGTGGAACTGTGCGCCAGTATTCAGCCTCATTCGCGCCAGTAGAAAACCAGCAAGACTATGATTTGCAAGCCATCATCGAAACTGCGGCTTCTTCTGGGGAAGACACCGCCGGCAGGAAAATTGACTTCAAAGATAAAGTGAACAACAGACGAATAATTGTGACCAAGGTATTCTTCAGATCTCCACGTGTAATGTGGCGGTTTTATGGGTATTATGGAGGCATCAACGTCGTGGGTAACTATTCCACCTACGGCATGTATGCCGATGACTCAACATTTGAGTTAATTCCCACATGGCAGAACAAGATGCAGGCCATCATGTATGAAGACGCCATCTATACCAGAACGTCTCATTATTCTTATGACTTGGTTGATAATCGCTTGCGCCTTTACCCCACCCCTAGTCTTTGGGGAATGGACAACGATGACAGAGTCTGGGTTAGATTTTACGTTGATTCTAATTCTTGGGATGATGATGATAGATATGAAACTGGCACAAGCGGCGTCAATAATATGAATACACTGCCTTTCAGCAACATTCCTTACAAGAATATTAACGCCATCGGAAAACAATGGATTCGTAAGTATGCGTTAGCCTTGTGCAAAGAGATGCTAGGTCAAATCCGCGGCAAGTTCACCACGATGCCCATTCCAGGAGAAAGCGTAACCCTCAACCACGCAGAATTGTTATCGCAAGCCAAAGAAGAGCAGACAACGCTCAAAGACAAGTTATCAGAAATGCTCAAAGAGATGGAATACAGTGAATTGGTTAAGAAAGATAGTGAGAAGGCTGAGGCAGCCGCGATAACCTTGAAAGGATCCCCGCTGCCCATTTTTGTAGGATAATAAACAATGGGAGATGATTGGAAAAGACCGGCGGCTCCCCCTCCTCCCTTATTTTTAGGGAAGAAAGAGCGAGATCTTGTAAAACAGGTCAATGATGAATTAATTGAAAAAGTCATTGGCCAACAGATTCTCTATTATCCCATTGACATGGATATGACTGATTTCCATGAATTATACGGGGAAGCAATCACCAAAACGTATTTGCCTCCCATAAGAATCTACGCCTTAGTTGAATGGACAGACTATTCTACGACTTACATGGAAAATGCAGGCATTGACAAGAGTTGGGAAATTAAGGTTCATTTCCACGAACGACGCCTTCAAGAAGATCAAGACATGTATGTACGGGAAGGTGACTTTGTGCTGTACGGTGATTTTTATTATGAAATCATGAAATTAACCGAAGAATCAAAACTTTTTGGTCAAGTCGACTATGGTTTTGAGATCTCGGCCATATGTAAGAGAGCAAGGAAGGGACTATTCGATGCTACCTGATAACTTTGATTTTGCGATGTTGCCAGCAGACACCAACGAGGTGACGTTAAAAGAAATAGGGATGCTGGCGTCCACGCTTGAAACAATTGATTATGCCATGGTCTCATGGCTCAAGAAAGATTTAGATCTAAGCGCTCGTTCGAACGATGGATTTAAAAGAGTGCCTGTTTTATGGCAGGCGCCGGAGCGAGCATACCAAGTCAAGAACGATAAAGACTTGCGCGATGATGCTGGCGCATTAAAATTGCCTTTAATCAGCATTGAACGCAGCGGTATGACCAAAGATCCCAACAGAAAGGGCGCATACCAAGCGAATGTGTATTCGGAAGATAAAGACGGCCGCACAGGAAGAATGGTAATTGCCAAAAGAATAAAACAGGACAAAACCCGGAATTTTGCGGTGGCCCGCGGAACACGGAACAACAGAGACGTTAAAAAGCAACTCTGGACACGCCGTATTAATAAGAAAGTGGTGGTTCAGATTCTTTCAATCCCCATCCCGGTCTATGTTAACGTGGATTATAAGATAATCATAAAAACCGAGTATCAACAACAAATGAATGATTTAATTGAACCTTTCGTGACACGGACTGGACAAATTAATTCCTTTGTGATGAAAAGAAATGGCCACTTATATGAGGCTTTTATTGATCAGGGGTTTGCTCATTCTAATAATATAAGTAATTTAGGAGAAGATTTGCGTATGTTTACAACTGAAATTACCATCAAAGTATTGGGATATTTAATCGGTGAAGGAGAGAACGATGACCGCCCCCTTGTGCGAATTGAGGAGAACGCCGTGGTGATTACATACCCTCAAGAAGATACCCCTACACCTGGCACCGACAACTTATTTGG